CCGTCGTCTGTGATACGTAGAGTATCCCCGTTGTATTTCAATTCAATTTTCTGTCCTACTCCTGAACTGCTGCGAGTTTTCATAAGTTGTATCTGATATCTTCCGCTTTCACGTATAGAACGCGATGTAAAGATTCCGAACACATTATCAGCAGTATTGATCTTACTGATACCACCTGCGATATGACTATGATCAAACTCAATTTCATCCACCGCGCTACGATTCAACTGACTTGCTGTGACGAACAATACGTTCAGTTCCTTAGCAAGGTTACGTAATTCTTCTGATACATACTTGTCCTTGACGAACAAATCGCTAGGACTTACTTTTGCGGTCACAGGCATAATAAGATCAAGATAGTCAACACACATGAAGTCAACGCGCATTCCTGTCTGTACTTGCAGCTCTTTTACATACGCTCTGATGTCATTGACATTGCTTTGCGCCGGCATATACTTGACACGTAATTGACCTGCCTTCTTTGAGATCATCTTGACTTTCATCTCAACATTATCAAGATCCTTGAAAATTTCTCTTGTGCTAGTATCAGTCATCATGCTATCCAATCGCATACTACACAAGCCTTCACTCAATTCAAGAGTGACATAGACACCATTGAGTCCATTCTGTACCCAGTTGACCGCAAGATTCTGCATGATCAAACTCTTACCTGATCCGCTACCACCTGCAAAGATTTGTAGTTCGCCGCGATTGAATCCACCATATAGTTTCTGATCAAGTGTTGGCCAGCCTGTGCTGTTTTGTCCATTGTTTGATTTCAATGCCATGAGTCTTGCTCTAGGATCAGCAAAGTAATCTGTGCCCATATCCTTCTGTAGAGAAATCTGAACAGCATCTTTGATCAGTTTCTCCACAGGTCCATACTCGCCCTTCTCAAGATGATCAGCACTCTTAAGAATAGCCCTCTCAAGTTCTTGTCGTTTAGTGAATGATTCAAATTCTTCTAGGAACCAATCATAATGTCCTTCATCAAGTTCTTCTAGTTTATCAATAGTGACATCAGTTGTAGCCTTGATCTGTATTGGTTCCGGGATAACATTATATTTTTTCGTATGGTCAATGATGAATTCTGCGACTGGTCGCAATCTTCTATCAAAATTTTCACTATTCATAATATTCATGACGCGGGTATAAAGTTCAGCGTTTGTGACCATCATTCGCAAGAATAGTGTTTGTACATCAATGTTGTAGTCGTTTATCAAGTTGTTTCCTCTTTACTTCTATCTTGATCTTGCTGTTTGTTGCTGACTGCAAGATACTTAGCAATGTTGCTAGTTTACCATATTTTACTAGACTATCATTCACGTCCTTAATATCATCTTCCCAATTTGGTATGCTCACATAAAAACCCAAATCAAGCGCCCTATCGCATATTTGTAAACCTGTTTTGTCTTGATCCGGCACAACAATAATTTTTCTGTTTAGATTTTTTAAGATTTCTGCTTGTTCGTCGCTTATAGTATTGTGTGTTAATGCACAGCCATTTATGCTTAATGCATCAAATATACCTTCTGTAACTATACAAACTTGATAATCTGGCTTCTGTAAATCATAACCAAATACATAGCCCTGTTGTTGCTCGTTAATAAATTTCGGTGTACGATCATCTAAGTACCTACTAGTATGTCCTACTATTTTATTTTCATATGTGTAGGGAATGATGATGCGATTTGATTGTCGTCCTTCCAAATCAGGTGTACACATGAAAGGATAATCAGATATACGAATTTTGCGTTTGTTTAAATATGAAACATAAATTTGATGCTTAGGATTATTTTCATCAATAAGTTCAGCATCAGGTAATGTCATTTCTTTAAATTTTACCTTTTTCTTTTCGCGTTTCACACGCACAAAATCTAGTAAGTCTTTGTGTTGTAAACTCTCGAGGCTATACTTATTGATGTCATCTTTGTCAATTCCGCAATAAGACAACAATTGTCTAGTGTTTCTTGTTAGTGTGCGTCCTAAAGTGAATGTACATTTGAATCCACAATTAAAACAATGATAACTCCAGTTATCTCCATCAAACTTTATACCGCCGCGACTGCGACGATCGGCTTTATGACCACGATAATGGCAACAGATAGCATTGAAACTATGCCAGCCGCTTTGCGTAAGTTTTTTCTTGCCTGGAACTACTTGAAGAATATCAAACACTCAGTAATTATAACAGAGTGTTGTGTAAAAACAAATAGTATTGGTATCTTACCTTGCCAAAATATTAGTTACTACACCAGCGTTGCTTGTGAATACCATACGAACGAATGGATGAAAACCTGTGATGGTATAACCTTGTGTTGCTGATACATTATCATACTCTTCAGTCTCAATAATAGGATACCAATCTGTGAGTTGTTGGTTACAAGTGCCTTCAATTGTGATGTATCCATTATACTCTTCTAACTTAGTTTGTATAGTAAGTATAGGATTGTCCTGCGTATTGATAGTTGAACTATAATAAATGTTAGCATTTGGTAAAGGACTATTTGCGTTTACGTTAGGATTCAGATTAGGGAAGGGCTGTCCTGTAGGTATAGTAACTGCTTGGCTAGGAACAAAACTAGGTAATACGCTATTCAACACATTCATGTCGCCCCTTGCTCCTGCAGCAGGGTCTACGAATACTGGAAAGTTAAATTGTCCATCTGGAATTTCTAGACTATAATGTGCTAATTGGGCTGGTATATCTTCAATTTCTGCTGCATTAAGATATAAGTATGCAAGACCAGTTAGTGGAAGTTCTAGTGTCAACGCCTTGTTGATAAGAACCTCAGTACCGTCATTATTGATAAGTCTAAATGTGATTTCTTTACCAGTAATATCCACTGGTTTTTGTTCCTGATTAAGGAACTTAAACTGTATCTTGTTATCTACACCCTTATGTAGATTAAGTGTTTTAGCGTAGTTTGGCATATAGGCCCTCGGACTGTTTCCAGATAATAAAACAACTATCTGTCTTTGTACATACAAGAAAACTGCTGTTGAATATCCTACGTTTGTAACTGTCACAGATGTTGCTCCTCATAGTATTTATTTGTATAAAATTAAAATATTTTTTAGGCTACCCGAATATAAATAAATTTTAATGATCGCTAATGATTTTCTAAAAAAATTGAGTGAAAACCACCCCTTTATCACCATAGTTTCCTTCGCAAATCAGGATTATGTGGGAATTATTCAGAACAGGGATGAGCAATGCACTTCACTATATGATTACGGTTCAATAGTAAGCCAGTCAACTAAAGAACTTTTTTTAAAGTTAGGGGATATTTGGTGGTGGGAAAGTAATCGCCAGATACCCATAAACATCTTTCTTAAAGAAGATTGGGATCCTTTTAGACCATATTTAAAAACTTTTAGCAATAAGAACCTTACTATAGTACATGGTCCTATAGTGTGCTTGGCAGAACTTAATAAAAAGCGAACAAAGCGTAAAAGTATTACGCTCGTAAAACGCCTATCTTGATTTCTTACGGCGCTTTTGTTTAGCGAAATCTAAAGATACGGGACCTACTCTAGTATCAAAACACACCCCATCTAAATGATCAAGTTCATGTTGATAGACTCTAGCAATCAGTCCATCAAATACTGTCTCTACAACATTACCTTTTGTATCTTGATAATGTGCTTGTATCTGTTTGTATCTGTTTACATGCAACCATAAATTAGGAAAACTTAAACACCCTTCTAGATCACGGTAAAATTCTCCACCTGATATAAGCGTTGGGTTTACACAAACGATAAGTTTGTCTGAATTACCCATTATAAACAATCTTTTGAGTACACCAACTTGAGGGGCAGCAAGTCCTATACCGTTATTCTCAAACATGATCTTTGTCATATCTTTGACTAGTTCTGTAGGGTCGCCGTCAACAGCAAAGTCCCATGGTTCAGCAACACGGCGTAGTAGTTCATCATCCTCTTTTAATAAATTAATTTCCATTTTCCTCTAATAAATTTATATGCACTACTACAAGATGCGCGTAGGCAACTGCGTGTGACTTTTTAAAAGTGTAAACACCTTCTTCTTTTTCCCAGATAGTCTTTGTTACTTCAGACCAAGGAAGACCTATCAAATGTTTTTTACCTGGACGAATCGCAGCCAAAAACATAGCAAGTCTTGGTATTGTATTTACAGGTTCAGGCATTTTTTGTAAACTGTTATAGTGATTACCTAAATGTATCAATTGTTCAACAAATTTTGAATCATTCAATAGT